CAATTGCTCACCAAACAAACCTGTACCTTCGTATGTACCTGCAAAAGAGAAGTTTTTGTTTTCAACAAATCTAGTTTTAGTTCCAACTATTTCATTGCCATTAAAGAATGGATATATGTGTTGACTTATCTCATTAGTCGAACTAATAACTCTTCTAACACCATACTTCTTAGATGTTGCTTCTGAAATATCTCTATCTGTTAAAGCACCATAACTTCCTGTATAACTGTTAAGAAATGTATTTGTTGGTTTTGTTTCTACTTCCACTATATTACCTTTACATGCTTCAGGATAGTTTGCAAAATGTGTTGAGCAACTAAAACAGTGTGCTGACTTATCTTCATTCATAGATACAGGGTCAGAGCCACCACATTTAGGACAAGGTAGCCTATGCCTAACAAATTTACTTTTTTCTACTTGCATTCTATCTCCAAAAAAAAGTGGCTAGGCTTTTACACCTAGCCGATTAACATTACTTAGAAGGGGATTTACCACCTTCATAAGCCTCGTTTATGTCAGGAGTTGAAGGGTCGTCTGCAATAAACTGTCCCTTCTCGTCCCTAGCTCTTTTAGGTTCGACAATAGCTTCTTGTCTAGCACCTAGCAACTGTTCTAAGTTAGCTCGGTGTGTCCTTGAAGCAAAGTCAAGAGCCTCAATTGTGACTTGTAAGTTTCCTACTTTCTGTACAATGACAGTAGCTTCCTGCTTCACTTGCTCATCATCAATTAAGTTGATGTCAAAGTTTGTTTCAACTCCTTCATCATTCCGAATAGTGATAATCATTAAAACTCCTCCCCATCGGCAAAGAATTCATCACCATCACCATTCTTATAAGGCACAAGGTCAACAATTTGAACAGCTTGTAAATCTAATCCTGTATAAGGACCGAACTTACCTTCACCGGCATATTCATTAAATTGTACTCTGACCTTAGAGCCATTCCCAACAGCAGTCGTAACTTCTTGCTTATCAGAATCAAGCAGTCTAGGTGCAGGTCTAATCATTCCATTA